CTTGCATATTCAAGACCAAACAATGCATTAAGACCAGGTTCTAACTCTTTTACGAGTTGACTTCTTGATATAGCCATTTTTTAGTCCTTCCTATTAAATACCAGCAGTATTAGCGTAGTGAAGACCTTCGTTAATTCTAACGAGATAGTTCCCGTTAGCACTAGCTGTGTCGTTGTTGTATTCATCAGAAACAACATCTACTACTCTAAATTGTGCTGTAGCCGCAGTAATTGTACTGGAGTCTAACTCTTGTTTAGATCTTCCAATAGCTGTACTGCCTGCGTGAGTTGATACTAAGTCAGCATTTGATCCTCTATTATCAGGCCATGAAGCTCCGATATTAGTGCTGTCTTCTTGTACTTCGAAAAGTACGTTTGGGTCGTCAATAACAAAAGCTACTGCATCACTTGCGACAGTGCTTGCAGGCCAATGTTTTGAGTATGTCGGTTTACCTGTAGAGTCAGTGTAAAAACATCCATTGAATACGCCAATTAAATTAGTTGCCGCTGCAGCTCCTACGGTAACAGTACCGTCTGAGTGTAACTCAACTGCATCTCCAGTGAAGATATTACTAGAATATCCACTTTCAATACCATAACTTGTTTGGCCGCCATTAAATGGTGCTCCACCCAACATCTTTGCAGGTCTAAAACCGAATGGTGCGTCTTTATTTGCCATGGTTATAAGTCCTCCTTAACCAGTTAGTTGTTTTATTAGTGATAGGACTCATAACAAAAATTATTTTTTGTCTGTTGTTCTACCACTGCCAAAAGTAACCCTACTATTCCTCTCAGAAGAGATAGGCATACTTCTATGCTGTTCCTTAAACAGATTGTTGTCGACAGATTCTTCTTGCGTTTTAGTTTGCTCTGCAAAATATTCCGCTCTCTGTTCAACAATTTCTTCTGGTATACGGGCCAGCAATAATCCACCAACTCCGATAACTCCAGCATGCGTTCCATTTTCTATTGTAGGTGAGTGAAAATCAGGGAACTCATCAGCACGAACTAACTCGAATCCTTCACGAAGTCTTCCAGCCATGTTCTTTCTGTCTTCTGTTCCTAAAGTTTCAGCTCTTATCCACCTATGTTTAAATCCTGGAGGCGCAGGTGGCGCTTCTAAGCTTGACGGTGGGCGCCAAGGTTGTGCTCTCTTTGTTTTTTCACGAGTAGCATCAGTGCGTGAGGTCTTTACGGTTTTATTTTCCATTGCTATTACTCCTTCACGTATTTAGCATATTCCTCCAGAGGTACTCCAAGTCTTTTGGCGATATGGACTTGGCTCGGAGATAGTCTAACTGTTTTGCGTCCAGATGTTGTTTGCGTTGTTGAACGACCAGCAGAAGCTACGGGTTGGACGGGTCTCGTAGATTCCGAACTATTTGCCCCAAACTTATGGGGAAACTCTTCTCTCATCCTTTTGTCGACTGCATTATAATACTCATCAGAGTTTGGATTCATACCATCCTCGTCAACTAGTTTTTTGTGTATACCAAAACTAGCATAAGTCATTGCCTCGTCTTTGCCAAACCATGGGTTTTTTTCTGCCCAAGCTTCGGCCTTAGGATCAATTTTCTTAGGAGGAACTTGAGGTTGTTCTTGTGTAACACTCTCTTCGTTATCCTCTTTAGAACTTTCTTTAGCTTCTTTTGTAGCTAAAAGCCGTTCATTGTCAATAGATAACTTTGCTAAAGCCTTTTGTGCTTCAACTTGTGCTTGAGAATCGTTTGATTCAATTGCTCTTTGCAAATCAGTTTCAGCCTTTTTTGTCTCTATTTCGGTTCTAGCTGCAAATTCTTGTATATAAGAATTATCTAAACTATTCTTTTGTGCTTTTAACTTTTTGTTTTCATCTGCGACACGTTTTGCATATTGAAAAGAAGCTTGTTCTCTTCTCTCTGCCTCACGTAATTTACCCGTGAGTTTATTTATTCTAGATTTTACTTTATCACTATAGTCCTCTAGCTCTTCACCTTCTGAGCCTTCAGTAACTACTTGTGGTTGAGTATCATCCTTTACTTCAGTTTTAGTGTCCTCTTTTAAATCGACATCGACTGAGTCACCTTCAGTGGGGACATTGACAACAGCTTCATCTGTTGCTGTGTTTATTTGCTGTTCAGGCATGGTTCCTCCATGTTGTTAATATATATGCAAGATATCCTCTGGATTCTTGATTGTTGCTATAATTTCATCATCATTTAAAATACGTATCTCTCCACCCTCTATATTAAGTCTTGAGCCTGCGTATCTACCAAAGATGACCCAGTCTTTCTCTTTACACCACGGACCTTCCGGGAATCTTGTTTTATCATTATATGCATCAGGTCCAACTGCTAACACGTATCCACATGTTGTGCTGACTGATTGCATTTCTACTGTTTGATCTGCTAATATTATACCACCTTTTGTTTTACCTGTGCCTTTATAAGGCAAGATAACTATTCTCCAACCAGTTGGTTTAGGTAATCTCTCAGTTAATTTTTTAGGAATATTTTTAGGATCTATATCCTCTACTTGATCTTCTGTAACTTTTCCAAAGTTTAAAACTTTGTCTGGTATTGATTTACTCAACTTGTATTCTCCTTTTTTGCAAGAACTCTTTAAATTCTTGTTCTACGTTTTCAAGGCTTTTTAATTGGCCCATCATGTATTTATAATTAGTATAGTCTGTAGCACCTTCTGTCAACACAACATCCTGCACTACTTTTCTATTATTCTTAATTATTCTATTTAATTCTTCTATTAATTCTATTGGATCCATTCATTATTTCTTTTTAATTAATCCCATTGCTCCTTTTGCTCCCTTAATTCCAAAACTAGCTGAACAAGCAATGTATAAGAGATGTTTATAATAATCTGGGAGAGATTGCAAAGCAATAAATCCAGCATGAACATGTTCTGTCATTCCAGGAAAAAATACTAAAACCGCAGGCCCCAAAAGGCAAATTAAAATTAGCTCGTCTTTCCAGCTGCCTTTCATTTGATCAACAGCCGAAGCCTCCCACGCAACTTCTCCTGCAATTTGTTTTTCTTTAAGCACTTTAGTAGCTTTAATTTCAGTAAGCTTTAAATCAGCTTTAGCTTTTTTTGTCTCTACGAAGCCTTTGACGGAGTCAGTTACGACTCCGAGCAAGGGCTTAGCTAGTAGTTGCCACATTTTAGATTGAACCTAAGATAGCTAAAACAACCACACATAAAATACCAGCTTTAATCCAGTCTTTCATGTTCCAGTCATTCCATTCTTTGACCCACTCTATTACATCCTTAATTAGTTTCATGTTATCCTCCTTAAGAAATTTTTACGGTGCCTTTATAATTTTTATGTCCTTTGACAGGTAATTCAAGAGTTTGTCCTGCTTTAGGAGTAGCAATTTCTGTGGGCATTTTAATTACCTCATCTGCTTTTGCTAAAACTTCTCCACCCATTGAGTAACCCATCATTCCGCCACCCATCATTTTTTTATTAGGGTCCATCATCATTCCGCCACCCATCATTTTTTTGGGCATGCCACCTTTTTTCATGAAGCCCATTTTTTTTGTAACATCTGGTCTTTTCTTTTTTAAAGCTGCAAGACCAGGCTGTTTTTCTGCGTCTATTTTTTTCATTATTATCTCCTTAATGTATTGTGCGCTTACTGTCACCAAAGCTGAGTCTCATAACTTCAAGTAAAAGACTTGTAGCTATTTCTTCACCTAGAGCTTCAGTATACAGTATTTTTGATGCATTTAAAAATGCATTTGCAATAAATATTGTATCTTCTTCTGTCTCTGCATGATCTTTAGCAATTTTAGTAGCTTCTTTCAATACTTTTTCCGTTAAACGTGCCACCTTATTATGATCCATAGTCATTAACAATTCCATTTCCTAAGTGATTTATTTATCCTACTATTTGGATCTTTAGCTGTTTTTGCTGAGGTTAATTTCTTTTTCATGCCTTCCATTCTAGCACAAAATGATTTACGTCTATTTGATGCTTTTGAACCTTTTTTTAATTTTGATGGCTTAGTTGTTACTGCTGTTTTTAATTTAGAGCCAGGATTGGCAGCTCTATAGGAAGCCACTCCTTTTTTATTTAAACCACCTGATTTACTTTTACCCTCTTTACGTTGCCATGCTGGAGTTTTTGCCATTATCTATTAGCTATGCCATAGCCACGTATAGCTAGCCCTCCTGATGCCAATGTTGCAGCTCTATTGGGTTTTTTATCTGCTCTTCTACCTCCAGACTCGGCCTTATTTTTTCTAGCTACTGCTGTCTTCTTTTGGCCTTTGGACATACCAGCTGCTTTTGCTGCAGGCACACACTTTGGATAATTTGCTCTTTTTTCTCCTCCAGATCTACCACATTTAGGATATGATCCATCAGATTTTTTATTGGCTATGTCTACCCAATTTTCTTTTACCCAAGCTCTAAGTCCTTTTTTTGCCATGCTTTTTCCCACCTATTACTGATTTTAAAGTCTTAGCTTGACCAGCGTGTGATTTAGATGCTTTGTTTAATGCTTTAATAACTTTTTTAATTTTATTTTTACGCATATGTAGTTTCTTTTCTTTTTGATTCCATAACAGCTCCACAACCTCTAGCTACTCCACCATTATTCATGTGAGATACTTTTTTTCTAGCTTGAGATAGTTTATTACCATTACCAATCATTCCACCATTAGCTTTTTTGTTTTTTTTGCCACCTGGCTTTATTTTACCACTACAAACTGCACTAGCATACATATTTGCATATGCTGACGGATAGACATCAAATTTCCGCTTAGCTGCGGCTTTCCCTTTTGGACATAATTTACCCATTTTTACTTTTCCTTACTAGGTTTCCACCCTGTTTTACGTAACGTACCATATACATAAGCATTTTTTGCTTTTTTTGACAAGTTTTTCTTATTTGCTCGTCTTTTTAGCTTAGCTTCTAGTTTTTTTGGCACCTCTGTCCTTGTCTGCCTTATCTAAGGCAACATTTGCACGTAATTGTGCAATATCTTCTTGACTTTCTATCTTTTCTTTAGCCAATTTGTCAGTTTGCTCTAATTTTTTTTCATCCAAGGCTTGTTTTTCACCTGCTACTACTGCTTTTAACTCTAAATCGTCTTTTCTTAGGTTAATTTCTTGTTGTTTTAAATCAACTAAAGGATCAGAACTAGCTGTATCCATCATTTCTTGTTCTTCAGACACCATTTGTTCTATAATTTCTGCAATTCTAATCGCAACACCACTCTCTGTGCGTTGTTCTAACGCTTGTTGCTGTTCTGGAGTAATTTGTCCGCCTGTTTCTTGCATAATTTTTGTTATTTCTGGCTCTAATTCTTCTTGTACTATCGCTCTTGCCATAAATCCAACATGTTCTGTTATGTGTGCTTGTAAAATTGTCATTGTTGCAGGGTTAGTTTTAACTAATTCTGATGACATAAACGCTCTATGTGCACGAATGTGTGCTGAATGATCTTGTTCTGGAAAAGGTATTGGTGGCATACCATTTAAAGTTCCTGCATTCTCTATAGCTGGATCTTGTGCCTGTGGTTCAGCAGGTTGTGGTAGTAATTTTTCAATATTTTGTACACCTAAAGCTGCATACATTCTCATGTAAGCTTCTCTTAAATCATGTAACTCTGGATTTGCTTGAGCTAATTGTAATTGAGATTGTGCTAAAGTAACACGCTGTGCCATAGAAAAAATGTTTGGATCTGATACAGGTATAACATCCACACGATCATCAAAGTCAGTTTGTTTAATTGTTTGTTCTCCACCAGCAACCATGTAAGGATAATTAGCTGGTAAATATTCAGAGAAAACTTTTGCTAATAATTTAAATTCTGTTTTTTGTGCATAGTGTAATCTTTTGTGAATAGCTGACATAACTTTCATGCCACGCTCTAATATAGCCATTGTGGTTCCAACTGGCTGTTGTTGACTACCAGCATTTTCACCCATCATCATATCTGCTACACCTGCAAATCTTCTACCTGCATCAACAACAAATCCTAATAAACTAAATAATGTGCCACTAGGTTCTTTGTAAGGTAAAGGCATTAATGACTCTCGTAGATTTCCACCAGGTGCATCAACATCTCTCCACTCGCCAGGATTTATTGATTCATCGTCATCCCTTATTCTAAGACCTCTAGCTTTAAAACCTGCTGGTAAATTAGATAAAGTACCTGCATCAATTAATTGACGTAAAGCTGCTGTTGCAGTTCTTGACAATCCACCTAACATATGAATTAAACCAAAACCGTAAAATCCTAAGCCAGGTAAAAACTTAAAGTGTGTAAAGTATTCTTTTTTCTTTCTAAGAGGATCACCTTGATTCCAATTACGATAGATAGATAAAATTTCTCCTGAGTCTTCATCTAAAGTTACAATGTAAGGAACCATAATTCCTGTCTTTTCATTGTTAGCACCCATGTCTTCAAAACCAGGTAAATCTAAATCTACATGCATTTCTAAAAGATTGTGCTCATCTTCTGTAAAAGAAACTTGTTCAATACCAGAAAGCTCATCTTGTTTTTCTTTAATATCTGAGGTATCTACTCTACCTCCTGATAAATCAATATCTCTATAAAAACCTGAAACTTGATTTTTTCTTAAATCATTGTGTTTCATTTTTACAACATGTGTAATTCTACTACATGATTCTAAGTCTGTAATAAAATAAGGAACTACTAAATCCTCTGCTGGTATGAATTTAGAAACAGCCCTCTCTAATGTTGAGTCATAATAAACTTTTTTAAATGCAGATCCTGCTAAAGGTAAATGAAATAATAATTGATCTAGTTCTGGATCAAACTCACCCATCTCACAGGTAATTTGATAATTCATAAATTCTTTAATTCTCTCTGCTTGTTGTTCGACCTCTGCTGTAGGCACACCAATAATTTCTGTTCTAACTGGTCCACCAGGTGGTAATAATTCTTTGTATGCTTGTGCTTGAAATTGTGTAACTGCTTCTGCTAATAAAGGATGTGTAACACCTGCTGCTCCTGCAAAAGGTTTTGATCTTTCTTCGTATTTGAATCCTAATAAATCTAATCCATCTTTATAAGTTTTCTCCCAATCAGATCTAGAGTTTTTGTCATCTTCAAAATTTTTTTGTAAATCGGAAGATAATTTTTCTAATAAATCATCGTCCATAAATTCTGCTAAATTTGCAAAATAATCTCCCTCAGAAACTTTTTGTTGTGGATCGTAATCTAATGTTACGCCACCATCAGCTTCTTCAACTATTTCAATACCTGGAGATGTATTTTCAGGTTGTGGTAACTGTATTTCTTCTCCTATCTCCTCAACTTTAAACTCATTGTTTGCATTTGGAGATATGTCTACTGCTGTGTTTTGTATTCGTTTTTCTACCATCTACTGGCTCCTATAGGGGATAGAACCCTCTTAAGTGGCACTATCGGTGTGTATAATATACTTTTTTTCACAAGACCACCATCATTAAAATATGCTTTATATGGTAATAACATATCAGGTGTCAATTCAATCATAAAAGTGTCAACTGCTGATCCTGCATTTCCAAAATCAACTTTGCCTATCTCTACTTTTGAACTTTTGTTTTGTGCTATCCTGTT